CAATCTCTAGCATCTTATCAAAAGCACCTGTGAAATTCTCCCAAAACTTTCCAACAATGTTCTCAAGTGAAAACATACCTTTCAATTTACTTGTGACGCTCCCAGCGTAATCATTAACCCAAGCACCCAAAGCCGTCCCGATTCGCTTGGACGCTGATTGTGCGTCTTTGTCGATTTCGGAGAAGTCTCCACCGAATTTTACTTTTACGTCATCTGCCATTTATTTTGTTGAGTTGGTTGTTTGTGGGTTTTGTTTTTCTGCTTGTTCACGCTTGTATTTTTCCATCGCATTCCATTCGGTGTCGGAAACTATTTCAACCGATGATCCGTTTGCTTGGGAGTGAGCGATGTGCATCCAAACCGCTTCGCTTTCCGGCATTGTCCACGCTTGTTCATAGGTGCAACCATTTCGCATTAAAGATGTAACGATTGCCAGCGTCCACGCAACAGATGATGACTTGTTGCCGTCATTATCTTTTACCCAGAAGCGAGGCCACAAGGATTGGGCCTGCATATAAAGTGACAGGTTGTAACATTGCTCAATGAACAATTTTCGATTTTTGGACAATTTCTTTGCAAGCAACATTTCTCGCCACGAAATCGGTTTTCTTACTTCTTCAAAACTGTGCGTTGATAACACCCTGACGGTTGCCAGCAACTGATCCACAGTCATCGCTTTCTCAAGATTCAAAAGCGGTGAATCAATTTCTTCCAATGCCACCCGGTGACGCAGACAAAACGGCAACAACTTTCGACCACAGATTTCAACCGTAGGTGCAAGAATAGTTGCGGCCTTGTTCCACCTGTTTTCCATCGGTGGGTGAACCCTTTTGGGGTTATTCGATTTCTTGGTATTTCACCAATTTAAGAGTCACTTTGCGGAAATTGTTATTTGTTCCGCTATCAGTAACGTCCTTGATGATGTATTGAATCTCGTCATAAGTCAGTTGCTGACCAGCGAGGGGAATTGAAGCACCTGATTTTAACACACCAGAGATTGAAGTTTCGGTGCGAATGTCATCAAGACGATCCGTGATGACACGACCTGTCTCATCCATCACTTCGACATCTAACGCAGGACGCTTTGCGATGTCATCACTTTGTAAGGTGACGAAACCAGAAATGTCGTAAAGGCCGTAGGTGTGAGCGACTCCGTAAGTGTAAGGTGCTGGCATAGGAATTCTTTGAAACTACGCAGGAGTCAAGCCGTGGGTGGATACACCGCAACCAGCGTATAGGACAGGACATTTCCAAAGCGTCTGTCGGCCACACCTTCATCATCGGAATTCATCCAGCATTGATACAACTCACCTTGCGTCCACGCTGACTTTATGCCGTTCAAGTCTTGCATAATACCCTGAACAGTTTCCACACGCTCCCGGTGCTGGGCGAGAGTGTTATCATCCGCAGACGAATAAATGTAAATCTTCACCGTAATTTCAAAGTTACCCAACCAGAACGCACCCAAGTCACGATGAGCGTTTGCAGACTCTGCGTGGAGAATGATGATTGGCACGGATCTGATTTCCTCCGTTTGACCAGCGTGGATTTGAACCCCAGCAAGTGACGATGAATAACTATTGAACAATGCAAAAAGCGACTGTTCCGTGATTGTTCTTATTCCGTAGAGTGTAGGTGCTGGCATAAAGTTTTAGTTTCCAAATCCTTTGGCGATTGCTGAAATGCGACCATCGGCACACGCTTGCCAAAGTTTCTTTTTTTGTTTCATCAATTCTTGTGCCATCTTCACACGCATTGAATAAGCACGGTGATTGATTGCGACACGGACAAAATTGTCATTCCCGGCTTTTCCACCAATGGTATTTCCAACGGTGAATTCAGGTTTCTCGGTGTTCTCGCCCGACTTGATGGCGATGGCATTGCGACTTGCCATTGATTGTTTTGCCCACGCTGGGCATTTGATTTTCTCGCCCATCCCAACGGCCGCCCACCAATAGGCAGACTTTAACATACCGACATCCTTCTGTTTTTGTTTGATGTAGCGGTCAATCTGTTTGCCGTTTTTCACAATCACAAAAGGTTCGTTCTTCTTTCCATTTCCGTGACGTGCGATTGACTTCAATGATCCGTGGCCAGAGTCGGTTCGGAACGATGAATGGATTTGTTCAAACTCCGCAGAAGAATCTCCAGAACCTAAAAACTTGTAGGTGTTCCCTCTGGCATACTTGGATTGAAATGACTCCCATTTTTTCTTGGAAACTTTCCGACCTTTTTCACGCATCCACATTTTAAAAATTTCGTAGTCACCCAAGTCGGCAATCGCATTAGGGCTTGTCCTATCAATCGGACGAAAGATTTTGTAAATTGAATTTTTGACGTTCGCATTTCCGTGTTCCTTTGCTTGGGAAGTTTCTCCGTCACCGGGTCTGCTTCCTGAAAAGGGGCGAGAATAGGAAATCATATCTTGGCAAAACAAGGCGGCCTGTCTGCGTGCGACATCGCCAATCGTTCCACCCAAGACTTTTTGATAAGCGTAAAGATGCTTCTGCAACATCGTTGCGTCCACCTCCATCGTCTTGACGTTTATTTTTCCCTGCGATGCCATTATGCTGGTTCGCCTTTGGATTGCACTTTGACAATAATCCAAGCAGAAGGTGGTCGGTCATTGATTGCGACAATGCGGAAGTCTCCGTTGTTATAGCGAACAAGGTTTCCGTAAATGACAACACCGGGATGTGCTTCCGTGTCGGTGCGTTTGAATTTCACGTCATAGGATGTCGATGACATAAAACCACCTGTCTCCAAATCCTGCTGGATCATAGGTGGGGACACTAACACTTCAAATGCGGTTGCCGAACCAGCACCCCTACGGACAGTCACCGACTTCGGAATCTCGGAAAGAATCTCGGAAGCGTCAGATGCCCATTCGTCTTGGATTATACCCATACCCCTCCGCAGGAGTCAAAAGCGTCCCAGAAGGCAAGCCAGAGGGGTCAAATCACTTGTCTAGACGGAGACGCAGGAAGGTGGGGTGACGCATCGAACCAGCAGGGGTGATACTTTGGCAAGCGACTTCGATTGTGCGTCCCAGCATTGCGGACGGATTTGAGAAGATTGCGTTGTGAACCGCAGGGGTGAAACCGCACCCGACAGAAACTTGCACACCGTTAAAGTCAACAGTCAGGGATTTGGATGAAACTGCAATCACCTTGCAATCGTAAGTCGCACGGTCTTTCACCTTCTGCCAAGAACCGTTTCGTTCGTTGGATTCATAATCGCTCCCGGTGTCCTTGATGATGATTCCTTCGTGGCCGTCAGACTTGGCTTTCAGGAACGCATCCTTGATGTCGATGTTGTAAGCAACCGGAACAATGCGGACGGATTCTTGTGCGGCCATTCTTTCGAGCGTCTGTCTGCGTTCAGCGTATGAACCAAACTTGATGATGTCGAACACCCACAAGGTTGCGTCCAACGCTTTGGTTTTCTTGGAACGGATTTGTCCAACCGTGTCAAAGAACGTTCCGCTTACGGCCTCGGCATCCAGAGTCAGATCACCACGACTGCCAGCGATGAAGGCCAGCACCTGTGACTTGAGATGCGTGAGCGATGTGAATGACTTGCCGTTGCGAGACTTGAATGAGACTTGCCCGGTGACTGCGTTGCAATGAACCAACACCCGCACACCATCCAACTTGGGTTCGACTGCGTAGGATGCCGGGAGTGTTCCAGCGTAGTTGGTGGCGAGCATTGCTTGCATACAATCACATTGCAAGTCAGACGGATAATTTCAAGCACAAAAAAACCCCCATCTCTGGGGGCTTTGATAAACCAACCTTATTCCGTTAGGAATTACAGGTCAGAGATAACAATGCGTTTTGCACCGTTGGGGTTACCAACGCTAACACCTGTGATCCAACTTGCGGAGATGTTAGAAAGACCCCTTGTCCAATCATACCAAGAACGGAGACTGAAAGCGAAACCAGAATCAGGATCGCTGACGGTGATTTGTTCGCCACCACCTGTGGTAGGTGCAGACGGAACACGGGTCACGATGACGTGTCCTTCTCTCGCTCCCGCTATTCCATTAAGATGCTCTCCGGCAGGTGCGGAATCGAAACCATTGTATTCGTAAATGTCGATGCCGTGAAGACGGCCTACAACACCTTGACGAATCACGCTGGTGTCACCAATCGATAAGTATTGGGCAACAGTTGGATCTTGTAAGAGTTGACCGAAAGCGTCTGGTGAGAGAAGCATCGAGCGACCATCAAAAGGAAGATTCGCTTTGGTTAAGTTAGTTGCAACGGTTGCAATCGCTTGACGATTGAAGTTTGCTTTCGTGCCAGAGTAAGCGTAACCGTATTCGGCCGCAGTTGTGATTCCAAGAACGGAATCAAAAAGCGACTTCACAGTTGCATTGGCCATAGGAGCGATAAACACACGGCGGAGCATATCGAGCGAGATGGTTGCAACTTCGGTGTCATCAAAACTCGCCATCACATATTTATGTGAATCGAGAGTGATTGCAACATCATTGGAGACGGCATCTTCTGCAACGAAACCATTCGCACGAACGAAAGTCGATGCGGTGAAAGCGTCAGCAAAACGGGTGTGAACAACTTGGCCTTTTTCAGCAACATAAGAACTGAAATCGGTTGTGACGATTTTGTTCAAAGGAGCGAGAACAGGCACAAGAGTGCGTAAGGTTTCGGCCGCCACGAATTGTGGGGCGAGGCCTTGATTTAATACGGAGTTAGTGGACATATTTTTTTAGGATAATTAGTGAGAGAAAATTTATTTGATACCCAAGTGACTGATGATCGCAGAACGGTTCTTGTTGTAGAAGGCAACTTTTTCAGTTGGGTTCTTGATACCGCAATACTCCGTCCAGATTTCTTCGTTCGATTTAGCAGGGGCAACGTTATCTGCGGATGAGATTTCGACCGGGACAACACCTGCGGCCGCCACGATGCTTGCTGATTTCTTTGCAACGGTTTCGATTTGTGAAACTGCTTCCGCTTTTACGGTTTCGGCAGAGGCAAGTGCTTTGGTCAATTCTTCAATCTTGGCGATTGCGGAATCACGCTCGACAACAATCGCAGAAGTCGCTTCAAACTTTTCCTTCAACGCTTCAAATTCTGCGGACAAGGTTTCGTTCTTTGCTTTGGCTTCGGACAATTCTTTTGCGAATGTTTCCGCTTCAGCAGACTTACCAGAGAAAGCAGATTTTAACGCTTTGAGAGATTCTTCGAGAGTCATTTTTGAGATTTGAAACTACGCAGGAGTCAAGCAACCTTGCCACCGTTGTGACGAACCGTTCCCGATTTGTCGTGCTTGGAATCGGTTTCAACTGCTTTGTCTCCGGCATCAGATTCTTCTTTTGCGTCCTCTTTTGCTTTGTCGGATTCTTCGGCATCTTCGCCTTCTTCTTCACACTTTTCTTCATCGTGTGGCTTTCCGCAAGTGGGGCATTTCTCATTAGGTGCAACTCCGTCTTTCTTTTCATCGTCTGGAGTGTCCTTCAATTCTGGGTCGGTGTCTGGGTCATAGTCTGGATCATCAGGGTCAGAAGGGTCACGCTTGAGAACCGCAGAAGCGATTCCAGACAATGCACGGCCTGATGCCATCTTGTTGATTCCGTATTCGTCTTTTTCGTGTTCTTCTCCACCAACCAATTCGGAGACTTCTTGACGCTCATCGTTTTCTTCATCCGCTTCCATTTGTTGTGCAACACGCTTGTCCAACGATTCCATCAATTCATCGAAACCATTGATGAGGCCTGTGACCAATCCTGCTTCTGCACCACGCTTGCCGGAGAAGCATTGACCTTCCATTGAGGAATCTTCCACGAACGAACGAACCGCTTTCACCGCTTGTTTGAAATCGTTGTGAATGTCGATGACTTCATCTTGCAACATCTTGCGTTGGTTTTCGTCCAACGATGTTCCTTGAATTCCAGCACCTTTAAAAATGCCAGACTTGATGACTTCCGCTTTCACACCTTCCATCTCAAACATTTTTGATATATCGTTGAAACAGATATACACACCCACGCTTCCAACGGTGCTTGATGGAGTTGCGTAGAATCCGACATTTGCCTGACTTCCAATCCAATAGGCGGCCGAACACGCTTCATTGCTGGTGAATGAAATCACATCCTTTGAACAATTCTTGATGCGGTTTGCTAATTCAGGAACACCAAC